AACGCATGTTGACCTTTTCTGGACAGAAACATATACTTAAACATGTCGGTGCACTTATTTGCTTAGAAATTTTTTCTATTAGTTGGAGAAATAACTATTGCAAAGCATAAATAAAACGTGCATACTTATTGTATGCATTAAATTATTTCTTATTTGTCAGTTGGCATATAAGAAGTGGCATAACTAAACAATTTTATTAAGGAAAATTCATTATGGCAACTTTAGCAGAAATTCGTGCAAAATTACAAGCAGCAAACAATCAACAAGGTTCTGGTCAAACTGGCGGCGACAACGGCGTCTACCCGCACTGGAACATTCAAGAAGGCCAAACGGCTACTCTACGTTTTATCCCCGACGGCGATCCTGACAACACTTTCTTCTGGATCGAACGTGCAATGATTAAGCTTCCTTTCGCTGGCGTCAAGGGCGAAACAAATTCTAAGCCAGTTACTGTGCAAGTTCCTTGCATGGAAATGTGGGGCGAAACTTGCCCTATTCTAACCGAAGTGCGCCCTTGGTTTAAGGACAAGAGCCTCGAAGAAATGGGTCGCAAGTACTGGAAGAAGAAGAGTTATCTTTTCCAAGGTTTTGTTGTTGAAAGCAAGCTTCAAGAAGATAAGACTCCGGAAAATCCGATTCGTCGCTTTATTATCGGTAGCCAGATTTTCAACATTATCAAGAGTGCACTTCTAGATCCAGAAATGGACGAACTGCCTACTGATTATGTCCACGGTGTTGACTTCAAGATTGCTAAGACTAGCAAGGGCGGATATGCTGACTATTCGACTTCTAACTGGTCGCGTCGTGAACGTGCACTAAGCGAAGAAGAAATTGCAGCAATTCATCAACACGGCCTCTTTAATCTGAAGGACTTCCTGCCCAAGAAGCCGACCGCAGTTGAACTTCAGGTTATCAAGGAAATGTTCGAAGCATCCGTCGACGGCGAAGCCTTTGATATGGAACGCTGGGGACAGTATTATCGTCCTACCGGTTATAGTGCACCGGCTGGCGGATCTCGTCAACCCGCAGCAACCTCTTCGGCTCCGGTTGCAAAGCAACCTGAACAAGTAGTAGAAGTTGAAGACACTCAGGTAGCAGTGTCCGAACCCGAACAGTCTACTCCTGCTCCGAGCGCATCCGCAAGTTCTCGCGCTCAAGACATTCTTGCAGCAATTCGTAATCGTCAAAAGTAATTAGTTTTACAATTTATATAGGGGGCACTGCCCCCTATATGCGGGTCCCTACCTCTAAAAATAATAAAGGACTAAAATGGCAAAGAGTTTTGATATCAGTAAGTTTAGAAAAAGCATCACTAAGTCTATTGCAGGCTTAGGTATTGGATTTAACGACCCTACAGATTGGGTTAGTACAGGGAATTACGCATTAAATTACTTAATTAGCGGTGACTTTAACAAGGGTATTCCTCTTGGCAAGGTTGTGGTGTTTGCAGGCGAATCTGGCGCCGGAAAGTCGTATATTTGTTCCGGGAACATTATTAAGAATGCACAAGAGCAAGGCATTTTTGTAATCCTAATCGATTCTGAAAATGCGCTAGATGAAGCATGGCTCCACGCATTAGGTGTTGACACAAGTGAAGAAAAGTTGCTAAAGTTAAACATGGCAATGATCGACGATGTGGCAAAAACTATTAGCGAATTTATGAAAGACTATCGCGACATGCCCGAAGAGGATCGTCCAAAGGTCTTGTTCGTCATCGATTCGTTGGGTATGTTACTTACCCCAACTGATGTCAATCAGTTCGAAGCAGGTGAAATGAAGGGCGATATGGGTCGCAAGCCGAAAGCACTCACTTCGTTAGTTCGTAACTGTGTTAATATGTTTGGTAGCTATAATGTTGGTTTAGTTGCAACTAACCATACTTATGCAAGCCAAGATATGTTCGATCCTGATGACAAGATTTCCGGCGGGCAAGGTTTCATTTACGCAAGTTCTATCGTTGTAGCTATGAAGAAACTAAAGCTAAAAGAAGACGATGAAGGAAACAAAGTTAGCGATGTGCTTGGCATTCGTAGCGCATGTAAGGTAATGAAAACACGATATGCGAAACCGTTTGAATCGGTGCAAGTAAAGATTCCGTATTCAACAGGCATGTCACCTACCTCGGGGCTAGTTGATATGTTTGAAAAAATGGGAGTTCTGTCAAAGGTCGGAAACAAACTTGCATATACCAGCAAACAAACTGGAGAAATCCATGCCGAGTTTAGAAAGAACTGGACTGAAGATAAGTTAAAGAAAATTATGGATGAGTGGGATCATCAAGCTCATCAGTCTGCAACAACTGAAGAAGCACCGTTAATTGACGAAGAATCTGGAGAAGAATAATGGAAGAAAACGATATCATTGAAGTTTGGGATACTTTTAAAGAATACATCCCGGAAAAGAATAAGGATGTTGCAGCAAATCAATATGTTGATTTCTTGTTAGGTAAAGACTTTGATGCATCTACTCTTGAAGGGTTTATTGGGTACGACGCCCATTTAGATGATGCAATTAAAGCAGTGGTTGCAGAAGATGAAGGGTTCGACGATGAAGAAGACGAACTCGACTTTGACTCGTACGATTACGACGAAGATTAATTATGGCGCACTGGTATGCGAAGGTTAGCTCAGATATTGCTAATCTTCCTGCCTGTATTGATCATTTTTACAATGAATTAAACCAGGCAAAGTTTGAAGTTAAACTCCGTGGCAACGTTGAAAAAGCAGCCTCGGAATTGCCTGGCATTGTAGAACAGCGATTCAATCAGTTGCAGGAAATCGAAGCAATACTTGAACTTCTAAACATAGAACTTAGGCGACTAAGATCAAAAACTTTTAAAAAGTTTCTCGAAAACTATCAAAGAGCTTTGAGTTCACGAGACGTCGAAAAATACGTCGACGGCGAATCAGATGTAGTTGACATGGAACGCATTATTAACGAATTTGCACTGTTAAGAAACCAATGGTTAGGAATTATTAAAGCCATTGATCAAAAACAATGGCAAATTACAAACATTGTCAAACTAAGAACCGCCGGACTCGAAGACGCGTCTGTTTAATAACCTGCACAGGGCAACGTCCTGTGCATATTATCTTTTATAAATCATGAACATTGAGTTCTTATTACAAACGTTAGCATGTTCTCTGCCTTACTATGACGACCGAGAAAAAATCAAAAGTCTAGTTTCTCAACTATCCGATACTGGTGGCCTAACTGAAAAACAACGAGCGTTTTCGTTGAAGTTGGTTAGCAGATACAAACAACATCTGATTGCAGAAACTGGGTTATCGATGTCAACTATTGAATCTCTCATCACCGGTCAGGTCTTTTCTAGTTCGATTCGTGTACTAAAAACAAATAAACAAATTAAAGTGATCGACGTCGGTAATGAGAAGGAAATAACAGTCGAGTCGCCGTATAATACCGACATATATTCCCATTTTAAAAAGTATCGAGCCGAGCTATCGTGGCCTGAATGTAATTACGTGAGATGGGACCCTAATAATGCCTGTTGGAAACTTGAATATAACGAACCAAATGTGCAATTTGTATCTAAGTTGTTAACTCAGGGATTCGAAGCAGACGAGGCTTTCCTTGACACAGTGTCATTAATTAACGAGGCAGAAAAGTCACTTGATTTTACAATACCGATGTTGGTATACGAAAATGGACGGTATAAATTTGTCAATACTGCAAAAGGTATACCTGAGCTAGATACTAATTCTTTAATCGAAGCGTTAGTTTCTGCAAAGAGATATGGAATATCTTGCTACGATGAGGCGACGGCCCAAGCGGTCAATAACGCCAATGACGTAAATCATTCGTTAGTGAATGCATTAACATCTAATGACACAGGGGTAAAATGTGAAAATTCTCCTCTATCTTTAGACGAAATAGAATACGTAATTCCTTACTATAGAAAAATTTTGGTAGTAATCCCTGGCGGGTCGGAAGCAAGTCAGCTTAAGGCAATGCATCAGTTTTTTAAAAACCTCGGAGTAGAAAACTCTCAAATGTCTGCATTGTTCAGAGTAGATAGCAGTTACGGCAGGGTGTGTAACGACTATATTAAAGAACATTCTCTTAATAACCGATTAGACGAAAATACACAGGTGGTCTTCTTAAGCGGCAAGCTACAAAAACCAGTACTTGAAACGGATACAACGTTTGATATTGTTCTGTGCTTGGGATTAAACTCGGCATACTATACATTGCGTAACTATATTAGATACCATCCAAATGCAATAAGAATAACAACAATTAAGGAGTCAGATTTTGCCGAGCTGTAAGATTATAATTCAAGACGAAGTTAACGTGAAAATTTCGGGTCTTGATTTAGATATGAGAAAGTTTCTTGTAAAAAAGTTTAAGTATGAAGATCCGACTGCACGATACCGCCCTGCTTATAAGTTAGGAAGATGGGACGGCAGTGTTAGCTTTTTTGGTTTAGGTGGAACGACATATCTTTCTATGTTGCCTCAGGTCCTTGAAGAGCTCGAAAAGAAGAATTTTAATATCGAGCTCGAAGATCTGCGTACAAGTCCTCCGTTAGAATTTGAAAAAATTACGACAGAATTCTGGGGTGATCTATGTTGGCCAAGAGGGCATGTTGCAGAAGGACAACCAATTCGTTTGCGAGACTATCAAGTCGAGATCATTAACAAATTTCTTGAAAATCCGCAGTGTGTCCAAGAGGTTGCTACCGGCGCTGGTAAAACCATTACAACTGCTACTATGGCCAAGATTTGCGAGAAATATGGAAGAACCATTGTGATCGTTCCTAATAAGAGTCTCGTAGAGCAAACAGAAGAAGATTTTATTAACTGCCAATTGGACGTTGGTGTATATTACGGGGACAGAAAAAACCTCAATAAAACACATACCATCTGTACCTGGCAAAGCTTGCACATTTTAGATAAGAAGAGCAAAGATGACTCTGAGCTGCTGAGTTTAGCCGAATTCCTTGACGGTGTTAGCACTGTAATCGTAGACGAAGTGCATATGGCAAAGGCCGAAGTTCTAAAGAAAATTTTAACCCAAAACTTATGCAATACTCCTATCAGATGGGGATTAACAGGAACAGTTCCTAAGGAAGAGATTGCATTTCAAACCATTCGATCTTCCTTAGGCGATGTAGTGCATCAAGTTAAGGCAAGCGATCTGCAAGAACTTGGTGTATTAAGTAGTTGCCACGTGAATATTCTTCAAACTGCTGAGTGGAAAGAGTTTGGATCATATGCAGAAGAATTAAAGTATCTAGTTACCAATTTGGATCGTGTAAAGTTTGTGTCGGACATGATTTCTGCAATTGCTGAAGATGGAAATACGTTAGTGTTGGTAGATAGAATTGAATGTGGAAAAGCATTACAAACAATGCTAAGCTCGCAAGAAAGCTTATTATCCGGCAAACCAGATGTTCCTTTTATATCTGGCGCAGTTAAAACAAAGGATCGAAAAGAAGAGTATGACGAGGTTAAAACAAGCGATAACAAGATCATGATAGCGACCTATGGTGTCGCTGCTGTTGGTATTAACGTTCCGAGAATTTTCAATCTTGTAATGTTCGAACCGGGCAAAAGCTTTGTCCGAGTGATTCAGTCTATCGGCAGAGGAGTTCGAAAGGCAAAAGATAAGGATCACGTAAATATTTACGATATTACAGCAAGTACGAAGTATTCTAAGCGACACCTTACTGAAAGAAAACGTTTTTATAAAGATGCAAATTATCCGTTTACGGTTAAAAAAATAGCACGACCGATTAGTTGACATATCGCAGCAACGGTGTTATAATTGTATAAAGGAAAATAATTTTGCAAATTCTTACGCTCGAAAACACAACTTACTACTTAAATAACTTACCGGACGAGGTCGACGACGACCTGAGGTTTTCGGTACTAGACAACAGCGACCCTACAGCACCGGATTATTTCTTTATTCCGTTAATCTTTCTTGAATCCTTTTCGGCACCCGCGGCAGTTCTAAAAATCGGCGAGTTTGAATTAACGATGCCGCTAGATTGGTGTGCAGTAGTGGGAGATCCGGAAGGCCCTGATATGGAGGTTCTTCCGATTACAAGCTTGAACGATAGAGGGTTTAAGGTGTTTTGCTTTAATCCGTTGAACTCATTTAGGCCTACTTTCTTAGATATTGACATTATTAATGTATATCAAGATGTTAAATGGTACTTTCCGAAGATGCGTGCCGGGCAGTTGCTAACAACACCCCTTCATGCAGGTCACAGTCCAATATGCACATATTTTGTTAAAGAAGTATCAAGACAAAGCGAAACAGTTGATTATTCACGGTGTTGGTAAGATATAGTTCAAGGCGTTGCCTTGAACTATAGAGGGAAAATATTATGGCAGGCAAATTAGATATTAAACTAGAGTTAGCAGCAGTTGATACACGAAATTACGATTTTTACGATTCATTAACTGAAGAACAGCAGAAAGAATTTACCCCGTTTGTTCTAATGCGATATATCGGAAATGTAAATTCCGATGCCGAAACACAGGAATGGTTTTTAGAAAGAACCAACGAGCTTGTTAATAAAAATCACTGGTCTCTTAGTAAAAATCATAAGCCGTTATTATGGAAGCTTTGTGCTGCAACGGGCCTCGGAGTTAAGTGTTATCATCCATATCTAGCAGCCGGAAAGAAACAAAAGGCAGTGAAAATTGAAAAGCTTCTTGCAGAGCTGAACCCTTCGATGAAAATGGAAGATATACAAATCTGGGCAAGCTTAATGACCAAAGAGGATTGCGAACAATTATTCGATAGCTTAGGGTTTGATAAAAAACAAAGAAAGGAGTATCAATGATAACAGATATGTTAGGTTATCCGATCACTATCGGATGTAAAGTAGCGACTGCGGCTTACCATCAAGGATTTTCGGTACTTCGAATATCGACAGTGGTCGACATTGTAGATAACGCACTTATTTTAGATAACATGCGTCGACCTCAAACGAGGCCAGGGTTTTTTGTAGTAATTGGTCAAGATCCTCTGTACAATTTAGTTAAACAATATGAAGACACAAAAGTTACAAACTCTTAATATTGAATTAAAAGAACAGCCGCATGTATGTGTGCACTGCGGAAAAAAGTTCATGAAGCCAAAAACACTAGTTAGTCATATGTGCGAAAGTAAACGTCGTGCTATGCAAAAAGACGAAAAGCGTGTGCAAGTTGGCTTTATGATTTTTAACAGGTTTTGTCAAATTGCACAGAACTCAAAAAAGCCGCAACTATATGAAGATTTTTGTAAGAGCCCGTTTTATAATGCATTTGTAAAGTTCGGATCATTTGTTAATAATGTTAAACCTCTTTACCCTGAAAAGTTCATCGATTACGTAATTAAAAGTGGAGTAAAACTTGATCATTGGTGTCGTGACGAACTCTACGAAAAGTATCTCTACGAAATGCTCAAAACAGAGCCGGTTGAGTCAGCAGTTCAACGCACTTTACAAGTTATGATCGAATGGGGAGATAATAATAAAGCCCCATTTGAACACTATTTTAAATATGTAAATACAAACAGAGCTGTGCATGACATTCTAGAAGGAAAGATTACTCCTTGGTTAATCTTGAATTGCAAAACTGGAAAATCTATGTTAGCAAGCTTTAACGACGAGCAACTAGATTTAATAGCTCCTGCATTAGATCTTCCGTTTTGGACAAGAAAATTTAAAGAATGCCCTGCAGATGTTGTGTTAGTTAAAGAGATTTGTAACGAGGCAAATATACAATGATTACTGTTAATATAGGTGGTTTGGGGCCGATAACATGGGGTGAGCTAACAAATGCAGGGTTATGGCTTGAGCAAATGATTCCAAACCCGCCACTGCCTGCACAACAACGTTGGTGGATTACCAACAGGGCAATTGTATTTGAAGATGAAAAAGATGCAGCAATGTTTATGTTGAAGTGGGCAAGATGACAACTCGAGTACAGTGCGACGTCGATATTGACTTTTTAGATAGAGAAGAAATTCTATCTCTAATCCCGCACATTGATGCAAGCAGGTATAACAAAGGGGAATTAAGAAAGCACAATACTGGGGTATATTTTCAAGATATTCCAATGAATCCTCTTACCGGTGCATCAACTATTGATTACGAAGAGGCAGAGGCCCGCGGCTATTTTAAAATAGACTTCCTTAACGTAAGCGCATATCAAGGGGTAAAAAACGAAGATCACATAAAGGAACTACTAACAATGGAACCTATATGGGAGCTTTTATGGGAAAAAGAAATATGCGACCAGTTAGCGCATGTTAACGGGTATCATGTGTTGGTTGGGCTGTTAAAACCTAAAAGTATCACCGAGCTTGCAATGGTGCTGGCATTGATTCGCCCTGCAAAGAAGCATTTAATTGATCGGTGTGCGGAGCGGGGATTTAAGAGTATCGAGGCGGAGATTTGGACAAAGCCAACAGACGGAAGTTATGCTTTTAAGAAATCGCATGCAATTTCTTACGCACATTTAATTGTAATGCAGTTAAATCTAATTTGCGAGCAAGCTATGCAGTAGTTATTTGGATTTCTTTGACGATCTAATAAGTTGAATAGACTTCCTTTTGATTCTCTTCTCAGCAAGCTCGCTTAGATTTACCACAGGACCAAAAACAAACTCTGTATCTTTAGAATTGAATGTTTTTATATAGATACGGTAATTAATCATATCTTGTTTTAAAAAAATGTTAATCGGCAATCGACGATTGCTTTCCCACCACCAAGTTTCGCCGAGTTCTAAAAATTTCTTTTTTTCGTCAATCGTGTTAATAATCGAATAATCATAGATACTGGTAACATTTGCATCGCTATTGATAATGATTCCGGTATACTCTACGCCGTTTACTCGTATGCATGTGATAAATGGGAAATTGTTCTGAAATTCGAGGGCTGTTGTCATAGATTGCAAATAAATACTTGTTATGAAAATACCAGTTTATTTATATACAAATTTGTTTGAAGTATTATTGGATCTGGACAATAACAACAGGATTAACAGAATTATGTATCAGCGCGATCTTAAATTGCAAAAAGGCGTTAAAAATAAGATTCAAATTCAGTTCAAAAACAGTGACCAAAAATTTCTCCCGGTCCTCGGAAAGCAATTTGTATTTGTGATTTTCGATACAGTTAACCAACGAAATGTAATCGAAAAAAATGTCACAATATTAGATGACGGCACTACGTTTGCATTACGAGGCCTCGGCGAGGTAGTGTTTTCCGAGTCGGATCTAAATAAATGTGAAAGCGTATACTACAAATTCGGTGTTAAGGAATTAGACACTGACGGTAGCTATGTTCCGACCTATGCGAATACATATTACGGAGTAGACGGCACACTAGAGGTCCGCCACGATTTATATCCAACCTTAATCCCAAGTCAAGAAGTGAAAGAGTTCGAGAGAAAAGAATTCCAGATGATGTATAACGGTGATCAAAGTGCACAACGTTATGAATACTATAGTGGAAATTTGCACGGAAATCCAGAATTTAAATCGAATTCAGCATTACACACTGCCGCAGTCTACATGACAGCGTTCAAAGGAACAGTATTGGTCGAAGGAACATTAGAAAATAGTCCATCAACCTTTGGAAATTATGCAGTAATAGCACGGAAAGAATATAACGCGTTTACTGGTATTGATTACATCAATTTTAACGGTGTGTTTTCTAAGGTTAGATTCCGATACATTCCAGCTACTGAACCAGTTAATCAAGTTAACAACGACACTAATTATGCCGGGACTGTTGACAAGATATTGTATAGAAGCTAAACTTAATGCATGACTAATAAAAGATTAACAAACACATTTACAGACTACTTCTTGAATATCTTTTTTAGTACATCACTGTTATTGAATTATAGGGTGTAAGATGTCCAATCTTATAGTTACAACAGTGATGTCTCTCTGGCAAACTGGGAGAAAAGTTAAGCATACTACCGGCGGCTGGCTCTCAGGTAATGCGGTATGCTGTCATCACCGCGGCGAGCGGCGAGACACTCGAGGCCGCGGTGGCATTATGCTGTCTCACGGCAATACCGGGTTTTCTTGGCATTGTTTTAATTGTGGATTTAAAGCCGGGTGGTCGCCTGGGCATGCACTAAGCAATAATACTCGACTGTTATTCAAGTGGCTTGGCCTGACTGATAGCGAGTTAAACAAGTTAATTCTAACAACGATTCGCGAAAAAGATAGCGGAATTACAGCCGAGCATCCTGAACTTGACTTTTTTATTAAAGAAAAGAAACTTCCCGATAGCTGTCTGTCAATCGCAGACTGGATTAAACACGGCTGCGAAGATCCAAAATTGTTATCCTGTATAGAGTATATCTACGATAGAGGTTTTACAATCGATGACTACAACTGGCACTGGTCTTCTGAACCGGGATATGCGGATCGAGTAATTATTCCTTTTTACCATGAAGGAAAGATTGCAGGGTGGACTGGCAGGCGAGTAACTGACGGAAAAAACAGATACCTAACATCGAGCCAACCGGGCTACGTATTCAACATCGATCGGCAAACTTATGATCGAAAATATCTCATTGTAGTAGAAGGACAGTTTGATGCAATTGCAGTTGACGGAGTCGGAATACTGCACAATGATCCGAACGCGGTGCAGTGCGCTAGAATTAACGCATTAGGAAAAGAGGTTATTGTAGTGCCTGATAGAGATGCACCCGGCGCGGTTATGCTCAAGGCTGCTATTGCAAATAACTGGAATGTTAGTTTGCCCCCTTGGGGCGATGATGTAAAGGATGTAGCCGAAGCGATGCGGCGATATGGTAAATTGTATGTGCTAGCAGCAATTCTCCATTATAAAGAATCTAACAAAATAAAAATAGAGCTATTAAAAAAGAAACTGGAGAACATTGATGGTAGGAAAAAAGGAAGTTAAAAAAACAAATTATTCGTACGACATTCAGAAACTATACCTTGAGATGTTCTTATCGGACGCAGAGACATTTGTTCGATGCCAGAGCATTTTTGATTACGAGAATTTTGACCAAAAGCTACAAGAAGCAGCTCAGTTTGTAACAGAATACGTTGACAAATATAAAACAATGCCCGAAGTGGCAATCTTAAATGCTGCTACAGGATCCGAGTTTCAAGCGCATACCCTTCCAAAAGAAAACTACAATTGGTTATTAGAAGAATTCGAGCAATTCACTCGACACAAATCGCTCGAACGCGCTATTATTAAGAGTGCGGATTTATTAGAAAAAGGCGATTACGGTCCGGTTGAAAAGATGATCAAGGACGCAGTCCAGATCAGCTTAAATCGAGACATGGGTACAGACTACTTTGAAGATCCGAAAGCTCGTCTAATGAAGCTGAAGGACAACAACGGTCAGATCAGCACAGGTTGGCCCGGGGTCGATAAAAAGTTATATGGCGGATTTAACCGTGGTGAACTTAATATCTTTGCAGCAGCATCAGGCGGTGGTAAGAGTCTTTTCTTAGCAAACCTTGGTGTAAATTGGGCAATTGCTGGATTAAATGTAATATATCTAACGTTCGAACTTAGCGAAAACTTAGTTGCAATGCGACTTGACAGCATGATGACTGGTATCCCGTCGAGAGATATTTTCAAAAGCATCGATGATGTCGAATTAAAAGTAAAGATGTTAGGAAAGAAGTCAGGAAGTATTCAAGTTAAGTATATGCCCTCGGGTAAAACTTGTAATGATATTCGCGCATACCTAAAAGAGTATCAGGTTAAAAAAGGTTACAAACCCGACATTATTCTTGTTGACTACTTAGATCTTATGATGCCGTTAAGCGTAAAAGTTTCGCCTAGCGACCTGTTTATTAAAGACAAATATGTTTCGGAAGAACTTCGAAATCTTGCAATGGAAACTAATGCAATTCTTGTTACTGCCTCGCAGCTTAACCGTAGCGCAGTTGAAGAAATTGAGTTTGACCATAGCCACATTTCCGGGGGTCTTTCTAAGATTCAAACGGCGGATAATGTTATTGGTATCTTCACAAGTAGGGC